ATCGCTATGCTCAGAACAGTTAGACTTTACGGAGAACTGGCAGAGTTTGTTGGACATAAAGAATTAGATGCAGTGATCACTTCTACTGCTGATGCCATGAGATTTTTAGTCAGTAACTTTCCAGGGTTGGAAGCACACATGGCAGATCGTTATTATCAGGTATTAGTTGACGATTATGAAATAGGAGAAGAGGATATACATAATCCAATAGGACAATCAGATATTAGTATTGTTCCTGTCATTACTGGTGCTGGAGGTAATACAGGTAGATTTTTATTAGGAGCGGTATTGATAGGAGTCGGAGTATTTTCGGGAGGCACAGGTTTTGCGCTTAATGCTACTCAAGGTTTTGGATTTTTTGGTAGTGGATTAGCTGCTCAAGTCGCAAATTTAGGAGTAGGTCTTGTGTTAATGGGTGTTAGTAATATGTTGTTCCCAACTCCAAAACCAAAAGAATTTAACAATGAACAAGATCCCAGAATATCATTTAGTTTTTCTGGGGTGCAGAATACTAGCCGTGCAGGAACTAGCCACCCAATTGTTTACGGAGAGATTATTACTGGATCGGTTGTAATTTCAGCAGGAATCGACACTAATCAGGTATCAGCATGACGGATAAAATTATCAGAGGAGCAGGTGGTCCTCCCCCAACTCCACCTTCTCCTACCAGAGCACCAGATACATTAAATAGCAGACAGTTTGCATCAATACAGGATCTTATTTCTGAAGGAGAGATAGAGGGTTTTGCTACTCCTTCAAAAGCAGGGTTAACAAAAGGAACTACAGCTTATAACAATGCTGCATTAAAAGACATATTTTTAAACGATACTCC